CAGTGGATGAACTGGCCGCCGAAATCAGGTTCATGATCGCGGTGCCGAGCTTGGTTTCCTTGATGTAGTCGATGAACATATCGAGCGCGGTACCAGCCATTTCGCGGGCATAGACCACGATGGAACCGGCGAGTTCCTTTGCCTCGGTGACGATATCCTCAATAACGTCGGTGGCGATGGCTTCGATTTCTGTGAAAATGGACATGTCAGTTTCCTTGTGCTGGGGGCAGTTCGGCCCCGGTGAGGTCAAGCGTTGGTTTTGCGGTTGCGGCTTGCGTGGCGATGATGTGGTCTTTCTCGGATGAGCCTTGCGACGTGGCGAAGAAGAACCCGAATGCATCTTTGGACAAGCCGAGGATCACGCCGAGGGCGACCATAAGTGCGTCACGATTTTCGGTCGGCACTGATTTGTTGGTGAGAATGTAAAGCGCGAACCCGGCCAGAGCCATCGAGAGCAGCGCGAGGATCAGGCGCACGCGGGTGATGTTCATGACATTTCCCTTGCCAGTTTGATGTGATATGATCCGCGCCGATAGCCCGGCCCGTTGTACCCGCTCGCGAAGGCCCGGCAGTCGTTCGGATCGGCGGAAAGAGCCTGCATCGCGCGCTTCAAGCCGAACGTCTCGATATAGCGGGCGAGTAGTTCATAATGCTCCCGTTCGCCCATCACCGTGGAGTGCGCCAAGGCGAAGGGTGAGGGGTAGGCCAGCTTTGTGCAGTGAACGCCGAGCACCTGGAACTTGCCCCACGAACATGCCGAAAAAGCCGCATCAGGGTCTTTGCCCGCCGCCGTTTCCAGCTTGGTCCAGCTATCCTCGCCATATCCACCCGCTGCCGAATTGGAGTAAGGGGCGTTGGACCACTTGCCATCGGTAAGTCTGGCGAAGATATGCCGCTCGAACAGGATTTTCGGGCGGCCATCGCTATCGAACCCGCCGCCGCTGCTTTCAACCGCTGCCACGGCCCGCAATTGCGCCTCAGATACGCCCAGACGGGCCGCGTAGGCACTTATCTCGGTTCCAGTGATGGCAGGGGCGGATTTGTTCACGAACGCCGCCAGAAGGGCCGCGCGGGACATTGGCCCCCATTGCCCATCTGGTTTCGTGCCGATAGCGGCTTGCAGTTCGATGATTGTCATTGGCCGCGCCTATCGCGGCTCTGCGCCTGTTCGGTCAGGAACTGCACGTTCGCATCGATCCGCTCGATCCGGCCTGAAATGGCGTCCACCTTCGGCTCGATAATCCGCAGCCGCTCAGTGTTGCGCTGCACGTCTCCATAGATCACGCCGCCTGTAAAAATCAGCGAGCCGACCGAGCAAAGCAGCGAAACGATCACGCCTATTTCGGCAATAGTAAGTGATGTGCGCACCCGTTCCGCCTCTTGTTCGTCGATAAATTGATGGTCGCTCATTTGCCCCGCCTCTCAAGCCGCGCGCGGGCGATATCGCGGTGCCGCATCCAGCGGATCAGGCCAAGAATGCCATCCGCCAGCATGAGCGCGAAGCCCACGCCAGCGAGCCACAGGCCAAGGAGCAGCGGGATCACAACATCGCTCCTGCGCCCGGATTGATGATCACATGCCCACTGACATTGCCTTGTGTCGTAACCGCAACGCCGTTGACCTTGATCTTGTCCGCCGCGCTACCGGCATAAGTCCGCGTGACATTGATCGTCAGGCCAGTGGACAGGTTGTCGATATTCGCAGCGGTAAGATATTTCTGTGTATCAAATGCGAAGGTGCAAATATCCAGAGTGGTCGAATGGCTATTTGTTAAGTCAGCCACGTTACCAAAATTCGCACCTATGTACTTCTTTGAGCCGCGAATTTTAATTTCGCTAGAATTAATTGCGCCCGCCGTAAACGGATATTGGCAGTTCACCATATCAGCATCGATTTTCATCTGCGAGCAATCGCTCGCGCCTACCCCTGTAAGGCCGCTAGCCATTGTAAAGTTTCCCTTTACATTCATATCCAAGCCATGCGCGCCATTAAGCAGTACACCCGAAGACGTAGCTCCCGCAGCCGGGGCAACCCATGCATCACGGATGATCAGGGACGCATCCAGCGGCAAATCGCGGATGTTGTAACCATTGGTCAAATATCCATCCGCGACCGGACGGATGATGAAGAAATCGCCCGCCGTGGTGCCATCGGGGTCAATGTCGTATTGCGTATGGCCGCCGCCCGCCTCGGGGTCTTCGATCCACAAATCCTGCAACTGTTTCTTGAGCGAAAAGTTTATGGACGATGCTAGACCGCTGGCTGCGACCATCTGGATTTTCTTGATCGTGCAGGAGGGGTTGCCCGATGGCCCGGTGGCCCATCCGCCAGGCATCCCGGTAGGATCGCCATAGACCATCAGCCCGGTCCAGCGGTCGCTTGCACCCCCGGTCTGGCGAAGGCCGCGCACGTTTTCAATCTGTGCGGCAAGGGTGCGCGCGACATAGACTTCGGCAAGGTTGTTATAGGTATAGACCCGGTTTATGCGCACGTTTGAAACAAGATCGAGGTGCAGGCCGTGACCTTGTGTGCGGTCATCCGCCGGATCGGCCGGGGTAGTTGGCGTGACCGAGCGGGAGAGGGTGAAACCTTCAAAATCCCCGCCATTGATAAAGGCCGAAGTCGTGCCTGAATGGTCGAGAAGGTGATCGGTCGCGCTGCTGCAGATATAGCCGCAAACCAGCGGGCCATCGCCGGTAATGACTTGCGAATCGCCGACAACCAGCCCGCTCGCGCCGTAATAATAGCCTACCGGGAAATGCATCCTGCCCGTGACGGAAAGGCAAGCCTGGATCGCTGCCGCGCTATCGGTTCCGCCGTCATCCAGTGCGGCACCGAACCATCCGGCGTCGGGATTGCCAGACCACACCCGCTCCCAGTAATAGCCGGAGGTGTCCGAAGGCACATAGATGCCCTGCAGGGTATCGGTGGGGGCGACACCGGCCCGCAGGATGAACAGGCCCTCGCGTCCGGCTTCGGACAGCATGACCGTGGTTCCGGCAATCATGTAGGATGTAAGCGCCGCCATTGCCGTGCGCGTGGCAACGCTGAAATAGCCGGATGCGTTCGAAACCGGGTCCACATCATGCCCGCCGAGAACACCGCCCGCCGAAGTGGTCAGAACCGCGCGATAGGTCACGCTGTCGTCAAGATAGATCGGCACGAACCAGCCCGCGCTATCGGATGTGACAGTGGCACCAAGCGACGTGGCGAAATCATGATCGGAATAGACGGCGGCCGGGGTAAGTGTTCCGGTGAGATAAAATTTCCAGATCGCGCCGGAAACGGGATCGCCGTTGTTGTCGGTCGCTTGCACAAGGCTGGCGGGGAAAAGGCTCATGTGGTGATCCCATTAAAAAAGCCCGCGCGAGGCGGGGTTGTCTGTGCTATTTGGCGCCGCAGTGCGGACGTTTACTCAACCAAAATTCTGGCTTTGGGCGTTACTGCTGTGGTGGTTTCTGCCCAGTGTCCTGTTCCTGCTGTGCGGAGACGGTTCCGGGACTTCTGCCGACAGCGGCGCGCAAGGCGCTGGTGAACGCGGCATTGTCGTTCGCGGCGATTGAACCGATGGCTCCGAGACGTGAGAAATACTGATCGATGACCTTCGGGCTTGTTGTGTTTGGCGCATTCCGAAGCCACTTGGTGAAATCGGGATTCAGCAGCATCCGGGCTGCGCGCTGTTCACCCCACTTGGAGATAAGTTCGCGTGCCGCCCCGCCAGCGACTGCCCCGGCCGGGCCTCCTGTTGAGAAACCAAGCGCGCTCATCATCAGGGTTTTCAGCCCGCCGGACGCGGCGTTGATCGCCACCCCGGATGGCGACTGCCTTCCCAGTGCAGCCGTTTTCGCGCTGGCCAGAATGCGCAAGTCCTGCAAAGCCCGCGCGCCATCTGGTCCAAAGATCATGGTCGCCGTCCTGGGATTGATACCTTGGCGCGGATCAAGGTTCTTGATGAGCATCGCAGGGCTGAAATCACCGTTGCGGGCACGTCCAAGCGAAGCCGCCACGGTTGCGGCGACATCTGCCTGTTCGCTCGGTTCAAGCTGTCCCCACATGCGCGAAAACCGCTCGTAGTTACCCTTGCCTTGGGCCATCGATACAAGCCGGGAAGCGGCTGTTTCAGCGGGCAAGGGATTGTTGCGCGACCCCATGAACTGCTTGAGCGTGTCGTTAATGAACGTCTGGCGCTTCTTGTAGAATGCATCTGCGGCGGAAAGCGCGCTGGATGCCGCCTTGGGAAGCTGATCCACAAGGTCTTGATTCATCGCATCGATCACCTGCCCAACGCGCCGTTCTGTATCGGTTCCCGTCAAGCCCTGCTGGCTGATCTGACCGCGCATATTGGTGCGCAGGTTCTGTACCGATTCGAGCGATAGCCCCCGGTCGATATCCGCGCGCAGCCCTTCAAGGTATTTGATCGCGGCACCATTGCTGTTTTCACCGGCCGCACGCAGTTCCTTGATATTGGCATCCAGCACCGCATCGGCATTGCGCGCCGTCACGGTTGCTCCACCGGCTGCGGTGCGCGCCTTCTCGTACAGTCGATTGGCTTGCTGCCTGGTGTTGGCGATATAGCGCTCCCCTGCTTTCTGCACCTGCGTTCCGAGAGCGTAAGGATCGGACGGATTTCCCTGCCCGCCCACTTCGGCAATGCGGCCTTCCATCGCGGCCGCATCAGCCTCCCGAGCGGCGCGAACCAGCGGGCCACCATTCGCCGTGGATTCCACTTGCGCCATTCGGCCACGCAATTCCGGGCGTGCGTCGGGCTGGCGCACCGGGATATTCTGGCGCTGACCTGCGCTGACAACTTCCATATCGACATTACCGCGCGAGCGGGAAAGCGCGTTAAGTCCGCGCGATGCGCCATACAGACCAGCTCCCAAGGCCCCACCGGTAGCCCCGCCAATTAGCGCATTGGGCACGCTTTCCCCGCCCTCGCCATAGCCGAACCCGGCCGCCGCGCCGAGGCCAGCACCCTGCCGAGCCACTTGAGCAAGGCGGTTGGGGACCGTAATCGCCTTGACTGCGCCGCCGCCGCCGAGCAATTCCGCAACAGTCCCCATGACGGGCCATTCTTTGCGTGCCCGGTCGATATTGCCGCGCGCAAGGTCACGTTCGCGTGTATAGGCCGCCATCGGGTCGTTACCGGTCAGACCGGCACCAATCGCGCCACCAACGCCTGCAGCCTCATCGGACAAGCCGAGAGTGATTCCCTGCTTGCCGAGTTCGATCAGTCCGCCGATGCCGCTCTGATCGGGCGGGCCACCGGAGAGCGGGCTTCCTGTTGCCGGGCTGTCATCGGTAACGACGCCGGTCAGGCCCTCCCGGTTTGGGTCTTCTGGCGCTCCGACATCGGGCAATTGATCAAGCGCCTGAATGGCCGCCTCGATATCCGGGGCACTGCGACCAGCCTTGCGCGATGCCTCTTGCAGCAGTGTCCGCAAGGCCTGTCGCTTGGATGCGATCGTGGCCGGATCATCAAACAATTGCGGCAGATAGCTTTGCTCGTATCCAGCCAACTGTTCGCGCGTGTAAGCTGCGCCAGTGCCGAGCGTCAAAGCCGCGTCAAGGATATCGCGCTGCGCAGCGCGAACCTGTTGGCGCTCGGCATCGGTGAAATAGTTTGCAGCGCTGTCGCCAGCAATTTTGCGAACCGCCTCTACCCCCACCGTTGGGCCTTGCGCGGATGGATCTGTCTTTACAGCAGGCGCAAGGCGTTTGACCGCATCCGATATGCGCCCGGCCAGAAACCCCGCTGTGCGCTCGCTTTCAGTGCCGAGGGCTGCGGATTGCGCATCGCGCTGTGAGGACTCCTGCGCCATCCTCAGGCGCTCGGCCTCGCGAGCCGCTGCCACTTCCTGCAACTGCTGGTCACGCTGCGCCCGCTGTTCCGCTGATGCCTTGTAGGGATCAGCCGGGCGCAGGATGGGGTCATCCTGCGCGGGGGGCTGCGTAGAGGCTTGCGGGGTAGTCCCGGGCAGCAGGTGGCCGAATACGTTACCTTGCGCCATCAGGGCTGCACTCCCCATGCCTGCAACTGTCTGAATACATCATCGGCATTTGCCCCGGACTGGATCGCCTCGCGCGCCTGCGCGAACAGGTCGCTGTCGCTCATGCCTTCAGGGCGTTGCGAGATGATCTGCTGCTTCGGAAGCCCCGGCAAAGGCGGCAACTGGCTCTGCCGCAGGTTGCCTTGCTGGTCGGTATATTGGGGGGCGTATTTCCCGCGCAGCGCGGTAGCCATGGCCTGCTGGAATTCCGGCGTGCCCGGCTTGTAACCCGCATCGGTAAGTTCGCGCGCAAGGCCGCTGATCTGCTGGCCACCATCCTTTTCGAACGCCTGCAATATCGTCTTTTGCTGGTTGATCCAGTTCGGATCGAAGGCAGGCGGCGCGCCATCAACCGGAATGCCGATCTGCTTGGCTGCAGCAAGGGCCTGCTGATAAGACGCTTCGTCCGTGGCGTGGTTCAACAGGCGGCCCATCTGCTGCAATTGTGCATTCTTGGTTTCCTGCGCTTGCGTGGCGGCCCGCCCCTGGTGCTGGCGAAACTGGATTGCCGTGGCAGGATCGGACTGCGCCAGTTGGCCGAATGCAGCCTGATCATTCGGGTTCTGTGCCAATGACGCCATGGCGTTGCGCCCACTATCCGCGCGGCGCATTTCCTTGCCCTGCTCGAAAGCATTCAGCGCGTTTCCGATGATATCGGGCTGCTGCAGCAGGCTCCAGTTAATCGCCATCACTTCACCCCGTACTTGAAGATTCCGGCGGTCAATCCGCTGATCAGGCTGTTCGTGTTCGCGGCACCGGCCAGCGCGGCGTTGCCGATCGCATCCGCCTTGTTCGAATTGATATTGCCGATGCTGTTGGCGTAGTTCTGGCCGACGCCCGCAAGGGCCGATGCGCCGGACAGGCCAAGCGCCTGCTGGTTGCCGAGTGCATTCAGGTAATTCCCGAATTCCTGGCTCGCCATGCCCTGCCCATAGTCGCTGATGCCCTTCATCGCCGCGCCGGATTTGATCGTTCCCGCCCCGGCGTAACCGGAATTGACCGCATCAAGCCCTTGGTTCAAGCGGAAATCATAGCCGGTAGAGCCGCGATATTGGTCGAACGCCTGATTCGCCGCAGCAGGGTTGCCACCAAGCCCCAAGAGCGCGTTGATATTCGCCGAGGCGGGTTGCCCTGCGGCGATAAACGGATTGAGTGCAGTCTGTGCTGCCCCAAGTTGTTCGCGCTGGACCGCAGCCGAGGTGTCCGCCGCATTGGTTGCCGCATTGGCGGCGCTCTTGGTCGCGCCTGAACCGATAACGGCGCTGCCGATCGCGCCAGCCCCCAACGCAATGGCTGCGATTGTCCCGATTGCCATGATTACAGCCTCTTGATGAATGTGTGTTCGGAAGCGCGGTAGCCCTTGCGTTCGTAAAGCCGGGCCATCCGGTCGCCGTTCAGCCGCGCGATGGATTTCATCTGGAATGATCGTGCCCCACGCGCCTTGGCCTCGTTCTCCAGCGCCTGGAGTAGCCGCAGCCCGGTCATTTGCCCGGCGCTGTCAGAAACCCACCAGAACAACTCCTCGCCCGAAAGGTGGTCCGCCTTGAAATAGACCGGAGCCAACACCCCGGCGGCCATCCCGACAATCCCGCCTTCATCGGCGACAAGGCAGATGAAGAAGGGCAGCGGGAGGTATTGCGCCAGCGAGGCCGCGCAATCATCGGCTGAGTAATCGAAGATATCCGCCCATTGCGCTTGCGCGTGGAACCGCTCCCCGAGCCGCGCGATCACCGGGATGTCGGCTTGCGTGGCGGGGCGGATCATAGCCGCGCCGTCGAATAGCAGTATTGCCGCCAGAATCCGCCGCCGTCACACAGCGCGATCACGGACCCATTGTTCGGGATCGATGCCCCCATGTCGCTGCCGCCCGGAAATGACAGGTTGACCGCGCCGCCGCTCACATTGCTGACAAGCACTCCCTCGCCACTTGCGTAACCACTGGCCGGGAATGTCAGGGTGATCCCGGCGCTCGTAAGCAGGATATTGCAGCCCTTTTCGGTAGAACCGATTGTGGTAGTGGCGGAAATGACGAACTGCCCGTTGCTCTTGAATCCCGGCTGATCGGAAAGATCGGAAAACGAACCAGATGTGGCGACGGTGGCCAAGCCAGACACAGCGGCGGAGGAAATGGCAATCGCCACAGATGCCGCCGCAGTCGCTCTGCCCTGCTGATCAACCGTGAACGTCCCCACCGATGATGTACTGCCATATGAACCCGGCGTAACAGCGGTGTCGGCGAGGTTCAGTGTGCGGTTGGCAGCGATGGTCCCGCCGCCAGTCATCCCCGTTCCGGCAAGGATCGAAACCGCCGAATGGTCCACGTTGCGCGCCGATGTCGTGTCAAGCGCCACATCGTCGGAGTTTACGACAATGCCTGCCCCCGCGCCCACATCGAATGTCCGGCTTGCCGTAAGATCGCCACCCCCGGTCAGGCCCGTTCCCGCCGTCATGGTGCGCGCTTCAAGCGCAGCGATATCCGCTTCTGCCGTGCCTACCCTTGCGATTAGTGCCAGCAGGTCGGTCACCTGATTTTCAATCGCCGATGCCACCGAATCCCACCAGCGATGAAACGCCATCACGGGTTGGCCTGCCTTGTCGGTCAACGGAACCGATCGTTGCATCCGGGGAAGTTTGAGCGCCATCAGATACCGCCAAAAATCTCATTGATTCTGACATCGGAAACCCGCAGCGGCACCGGGTCCGTAACCCGGAACTCCGAGAGCCAGCCTGGTTGCCCGGCCATCCCGCAAGCGGTCCACTGCACCTTGGTCCGGTATTGGCCCTGCGCCCCGAGCGAGGCCGATCGCCAACTTCCCCACGTCTTGCTCGCATCGAGCGAGCGCCGCATTTCAACCACTGGGTCAGCGTAATCTCCGGTCAGATATCCGGTCACGCCGACATTGCAGCGCAGCAGGATATTGTTGACCATCACCCCGCCCGCATTGAGTGGGAACCCGGCCCTGAACCGGCGCTCAAGCACCCCGCCCATATCGAGATGCCCGGACCCCCAAGCCAGCGTCTTGCCATCCTGCGATGAACCGAACACACCCCCGGCGAAGCACGCTGGAAGCCAGTTGTTGCTTCCATAGGATGCAAATTCTGACCACAGCTTTGACCGGGCCGAAAACACCCAGTCCCCGGCATCGATCCGCAGCCAGAGAAATTCGGTGCCTTCCATCTGGAATGTCTGCAACCGTACCGTGGCCGAGGCTTCAATCAGCGCCTCAAGGCCCGGTCTGGAAATGATGTTGTCAGGGTCGGACATGCACACCTGATTGTCGTTCGTAACCCATGCGAAGGTTGCACCGAACTCCGTGGCGCAGCCGGTCGCCTTGATCCCGCGTTCAAACACCCGGCCTTCCAGCGGCTGAAACGGCAAATCCGCGTCTCCGGTATTGGGCCAGAATTCCACCGTTTCCGAACCAAACAGGATCAGGATGTCATCAATGAACAGCGCGTCTTTCAGCCGGTCTGGCTGGCTTTCCGCCGTGGCGAACGACAGCGCGTCAATTGTGGTCGAAAGCACGTCCGACCAATAGAATTTCTCCGTATCGGCCCGGATGCAGATCGCGCGCGATGCGCCGACCAGCACCTTGCTGACATTGGCCGCGTCAGGGAATGCGACTGCCGCAAGAGTGGCCCCGTTATAACCCCACAAGGAACCGCCGCCCGCGATAAGCAGGCTGTCCTCATAACCCGCCATGGAGAATGGCCCGGTGCCATCCACCGCGCCGATCAGCGTTGCGCCGCTGTAGAGTGACGCTCCCGACACCCCGTAAAGCCCGCCCGTCAGAACCCCATCGCCCTTGAACAGAGCCTGCACCGGGCCAGCGCCCATGTCAGCGCTGCGATCGGACAGGCCGGGGCGCGATTGCAGGACCACGCCGGTTTCCTCGGTCGGTGCTTCCTCGGCGAACATGTTGATGACCGGCAGTTCAGGAAGGTCGCCCCGCGCTCTTTCGAAGGCGGATAGGCCGAACTGCATCCGGGCCATCAGAAATAGCGACCGTTCAGCGTAATCGTGCGATCGAACGCAAGGTCGGGGATGTCGAGCAACGAATTCGCTACCAGCGCCCGGCTACGCTCTGCCATCGACACATCGAACGCATCGATCAATACGCCGTAGTGCTCGTGACACAAAAGCCGCAGGTTCCACTTGATTGCGGGCACATATTCATCGGGAACATCGATTGTGGACGCCAAGGCTAGAACGCCAGCAACGCCGATATCAAGCCCGTCGATGCGCCACATCGCGAGCATATCGTTAAGCCGCTCCAACGCCACGGCGCTTTGCGAGGCAGTGGATGTCTCTCCATCACCTGCGATCTTGGCCAGCGCAAACGCGCAGATATCGCTGGCAGTATAACCAAGCGCCGCCGCCCCGGCCCTGACTGCGATGTAGAAGGTGGCCGCAAACACCAGCCCTTCGGTGGTGGTCACAGTGAGCGCGACGGTGGCCTCCGCCCCTGCCGTGCCACCCGATAGCACGACTACCGCGTCGTTCCCGTCGTAATCGTCGCTATCGACCGTTATCCCGGTCCCGACCGCCACGACTGAGGCAATGCTGTCTCCATCGAGGATAGGGGGCGTCCATCGCCGTTCGACAACTTCTGCCGGGGACTTGGCGGTCCAGTTCATCACCACACCGCGTTGGTAACGGTCGCTGTGGTGCCTGTAGACCAGACAATCTTGGCGCGGACCACATGAAACCCGACGGGGACGTTGCCGAACGTCATCACTGAGCCGTCCCACGTCGTCACCTTGAGGTCGCCGGCCACGCTGACCCATACCGCGCGGGTGCGACTGTCGAGGATCGTGGAATCGTTCTTTGTGATATCAGCGCCGCCCGATGCCGGGGCGGTTGCATAAACATTGCTCATGGTGGGGACTCCGAACCGCCGGGTTGCCGGCAGAGATAGCGGTGAACATTGCCGGGGTAGGGCACGTAGCCCTCGCCGCCCTTCGCATGGTGTGTCAGGTTCAAATCAGGAATAACCCAGATATCCCCGCCCAACGCATTCCAGCGGCGGGCAAAGGCGTAATCCTCGCCCCACCACACACCTTCAAAAGCGCCATGGTTGAACAGGTCGATAAACGGCGCATACTTTGGCCCGAAACACAGTTCTGGGTGAGCTTCCATCAGTGTGTGCACGGCTTGCGTGGTGATCTTGAGAAACCCCGCCGGGATCAGTTCCGCCTTGATGCAGCCGTCATCACGCAGAACCGGCTTGCGGTCCTCACCGACGCACAGGCGGCCCATATATTTCTCTTCGTCGCACTTGAAGCGATAGGTGCCCGCGACAACATCGCCGGGCGTTTCGATCAACCGCAACAGGTCTCCTTCATCCCACGACAGATCGTAATCGATGAACACGATTACGTCAGCCTTGGAGTCCAATGCCTTGCGCAACATCTGTGCGCGGGCATGGCTGATATAGGGCGAACCTCGCACTTCGACCGTGCCTTCGGCCCATCCCGCTGCGATCACCGGGGCAATCGACCTTTCCAACGCACCGATAAACGGGGTGGTTGGGCCTTGTAGTGATGGAACGCAGAAGATGGCCTTCTTGGCCCCGGCACCATTCGATACCGGGGCCGAAGTCATCACGCAGCCCCTTTCCATAGGCCGAGCGCATCGAGCGTATTCATGATCTCGATCACCGCCGCTTTCAGTGCGGTATCGACCGCCGTTGCCGAGGCGGTGCCGACCAGCGAGGTTGCCTGAGCCGCGCCCGCGCGCTGCGAGATCGCCGAGGCGTCGTAGAAGCCGAGTGAATCCGTGGTGGCATCGCCGATCTGCGCTTCGCCGTAGGGGTTGATTGCAATTGCCATGATAAATGCTCCGAATGTGAGGGAAAGGGATGGCGGGGCTTTCGCCCCGCCAGCCCAAATCAGGCAGTGCCCGAAAGGCGAACGGCCAGACGTGGGTCAATCGCCTTGACGCCGTAAAGCACGTCGAGGCGGAAATTCGACCGATCGTTGGTGCCGTCATAGGTCGGGATCAGGCGGACGCTGGTCCCCTGATACGACTTGCGCGACACGTCCTGAGCGCCCGGCGGGGCGATCATCGGGACCATCGCCAGCGCGAAGGCGTTCTTGTGGAACACCATGTTCTGGCGATACGAGGTGGCCGCAGTGCCGATGGCGGTGATCGCCTTCGTGTTCAGGTCGGTCACGCCGGTCTTTACCTTGACGTTCTGGAACGCGCCAGTCCAGATCATCGCGGGATAGAAGATCAGCGTATTAGCCGAATACGAAATCACCGTGAACTGCTTGGCGAAGCCAAGGTCGGCCTTGGTCACCGGGTTGACCGCGTTCACGTCGGCAATGGTGAACACGTCGCCAGCATTCAGATCGCCACCGGCAATCGTGATCGTCTGAAGCATAGTATCCTTGACGGCCGCATAGGTGGTCGTCGCGGTAGTAACGAACTGGTTGACGGTCACGGTAGTGACATCGGCACCGACGATATGCGCCGGGGTATTCTGCGCCATGTAGGTATCGACGCCGCCAATGTTGCCGAGCGAGCCGTTGCGATAGGCTCCCTTTGCCACATCCTGCATATACAGGGCAGTCTGCGAACCAAGCAGCGCCCAGTGATCAGCCGGGGACAGGATAGCCGAGCGGCCCTCCATCGGCACGCCAAATTCGTCGAGGCGCTCCGGAGCCTTGGCGAAGTCGGCAAACGAATTGATAGTCTGGCCAGCCGTGCCCACCCAGTTCGGAACATACTTGTAAAGGCCAAGCACGTCCTTGTCGATCTGGTTGGCAAGTTGAATCATCGCAGGCTTGATGACGCGATCACCAAGCTCCTTGATGTCGAGGGTCAACTCCTTCGAGGTAAACCCGAAGTCAATGCCCTTCTGCTGATCAACGGTCAGAGTGACCTTGCCCTCGACCACATCCTGATTGGATGCGGTAGCGCCGTCACGAACGGTGAAATCGGTCGGGCGGCTGATCGAGATCGCATCGCCCTTCTCGAAGCCGTTGACGTTGCCGGCGAACTCCTTTTCGTAGCCCCGGTGAACCAGCTTGGCGGCCACCAGGTTATTGTCGAGATGCATCAGCGCCTCATTGGCGATGACATCGATTTGAAGGGTGCTATTTGCCATTGTGAAAAGTCCATCTCGCCCTTGCGGGACTGGGCACCGGCGTCATCACGACGCGGGAAACCGTGTGTTCAGGGATTGGCCTTGCGCCACGCGATATATTCGGCAGGCGACATCTTGCCGGGGTCTTTCGAGCCACCGGCTGCAATTCCGCTCACCGGCTGCACGGGCGCAGGCGGTTGCTTCGGTATGGGCTTGGGAGAGGTCACAATGACTTCCAGCTTACCCAGTTCGACAGCTTGGCGGTGCGGGGAAAGGGCCGCGATGCGTGCCGCTTCCGCCGGGTTTTTGCCGAGGTGGTAGGCAATCTCAGGGCCGGAATCGAGGTCTCGGATGACTTCCGCCATCTCTTCGGTGATCCTGATTCCGGGATTGCGCGCGACGGCGTCGTAATCGGAAAACTTCTCGCGTGCGATGGTTTCCCGATAACTGAACGCCTCTTGCGCCAGAGAAGCGGCGCTATCTCGCGCCGTCTCTGCCTGCTCCTGCCGGGTGCGCTGAATGGTGCGCTCGGCAATGCCTTCCTCGTAATCGAGGCTGTCGGGGTCGGTCGTCTGGCTGGCCTTGGCCTTCCAGTATTCCGCCTGCCGCTCGGCCTCGCGCCTTGCTCTCGTCAATTCATCGATACGGTCATGCGCCCAGTGCTTTTTCTTGGGCTGCGCGGGAGTATCGGCCCCGATGTCAGGTTCGGCCTGCTCCGCCGTATTGTCAGTTACGGACTGCTCGGTGGTCGCTTCCGAGGTTTCGACCGGAATGGCGTCAGTCGGCGCGACTTCGCCACCTGCAGGGGTTTCCGCCCCAGCGGTTGTTTCGTGCATGAGTTTTCCTTGGGTGCGCCAGAAGGCGGGTTTCGCCGCTTAAAGCCCGTCGGCTATCCGGCCTCGTAACCGAACGCATAAGCATCGTGCATGATGCCCATTTGGTCGGCCTGAGCCTGAATCTGTTCGCGCTGCGCCTTGGCCAGCTTCAATTCCGTATCTGCAGTCGTGTTGTCCAACTCGGCCTTGCCAGACGCCATCGCCAGTTCCTGCATCGGATCAGGCTGTTGCGGGCCTTGCATCTGCGCCATTTTCTGCTGCATCTCGGCGCGCTTGCGGTCGATGTCCTCATCCATTCCGGGCGGGACCATCGCCATCGCAAGTCGGTCGGCCAGCTTGTCGCCGTAAGGCATGTCGAGCGCCTTCACGATCATGTCCGCCCCGATCTGGCCGATTGCAGGGACCGACTGGACCAGTTGCATCATCTTGTCGGCGGCTTCCATGCGCTTGGTCGCGAAGGCCGGGCCTGTGGTTACTTCAAGGTCGAACTGGCCGACAGAGATGTCATTCCAGACCGTGCCATCCGGCAGCATTGTATTGATGCGGGAATAACCCTCGATTGCCCCGTCTTCACCGGTCATGCGCACCACGCGCTCGCCCGTGTAGATATGTGGGATCAGTTCCAGGATCATCACGCCAGCGTGGCGGATGGCGGCGGAGAGGTTGTCAACGTAAACATACGAGCCTGTCTCGCCCTGCTGGTCGCGAGCCATGATCGCCCGGCCCGAGGTTTCGTTGCCGGACTTACCCAGCGAAGCGTCGTAAATGCCCGTCGTTGCCTTCATGTCGTTGTCGGCGACTTGTGCTTCCTGATACCACGCGGCCGCAAACGTCGGTGGGGCCTCGCGTTGGGGGCGCTGGCCCGGCAATTGCGGGTCGGGATCGAACAACAGGACTGGCGGGTTGCCGGAGTTCAATGTTTGCCACGCCTTTACGTGGTTTTTGAGCATCGGAGCGGTTGCAATATACGGGGCCTTCGGCTGCGCGGCGACATGCTCCAGCATCGCCGAGCGCGCGAAGTTATAGGCTCGCGCGCTATCCTTGGCGTGGTGAATCAGGCCGTGGCGGAACACCTCGTCACCCACTTCCACTTCTTCACCGATCACCGGGACCAGTGGAACGTAGCTTCCCGCCCATTCGTAGGTTTCCAACACCTCTGCAGCGGTGATCTTGTGGCACTTCACCGTCCACGCATTCGACTTGCGGCGGTTGATGATGGAGAGGCCGATCTGCTCCATCGCCAACAGGGCTTCGTCAGTCAACTCATCCCCGTAGCGGGTCGAACCATCGGACAGAAGCAGCAACTCACGCTGCCGCTTCTCGCGCACCCAGTATTCGGCAACACGGATGGTATTGTCAGTGCGCCATGCCTGATAACTGTCATCGGCGATGTCAAATCCAGCCAGTTTGGCCTTGGGGTATTCATCACGAAAGACGTCTTCGGGAATCAGTTCGGAGACGAACGCCCACTGCATATCGCACCGGGTCAATTCGATCGCGCTGGGGTCTACCACCACCGATAGCGGGTTACGTATCGCCTTGACGCGGATTTCCTGATCAAAACTCCTGTCATCGCAATAATCGGTGAGCAAGCGGAACCAACCCATTCCACCGATAACCGCCTGTTCACCGGCCTTGGCGTAAATGCGGTGTGCGTCCGACTTGCTTTCAATATGGCGAACGATAGCGGTGTAGACTTCGGCCAACTTCGGGTCGGTCTTGTCGTCCACTGGAAGCACGCGAATGGCGGGCTTGTTCTGCCTCATCTCCCCGGTGATCTGCTTGACGAACTGCGGGCACCGGTTGATCGTGACCGATGGGCGGCCCGTGCGTGCTGCAAGATCGCCCTTTTCCCACTGCTCACCCTTGTAGAAACGGCGATCGGCCTCGTCGCGCTCGCGGTTGTCGCTATCGCCGTCCACCCCGATCTGATAGCGCTCGCGGGCAAGGCGCAGAAGGTCATCGTCGCTCATGAGCGCATCCACCCCCCGCTATTACTGAAATCGAACGAGACCACTGATGTAGGCTCGTTGTAATCGATACATGCCAACCCGAATGCGTCCGCCGCGTGGCTCGCCCAGTCATGTTCAGGCCCAAGGCCTATGTTGCGATGGTCGTCGCGCTTTTCGTGATACCAGCCCAATGCCTTCAGACCACCATCGCAGCGCCTGGCATCGAAACTGATTTGTGGAAACAACCGCCGCGCTGCTTCCACCCGCTTCATGGCCGCGCCCTTGCCCTGATTGGGCACCGTGCGGACCATGAACCCGGCAGATCGTATGTGATCCTCAAACCGCGTAGCCGTGAAGGCATCAGCCTTTGCGCCATCATGCGGCAGAACGCATTCGGCATGGCCATAACCTGTTGCGCGCAGCCAGTTGAGATGCGTGGCCAAATCCTGTCCTACCGCCTCGTAATAATCCACAAACCGCAGCGCATGGCCGTTCTGCTGACAAATCCAGATGCTGGTAGCATCACGAACACCAATATCCCAATAGGCTCGCAGCGAAAGCAGCGGGTCAATCGACATCTCGGTAATCCGCTCTTGCGCGCGCGCATCGGCCAAGTGCCGCGCGAAATATGCGCCTTCGGAAACAGTGACGTAGCCACCGTCCCAGATATGGTCGTATTGCTCGGGCTGCTGCCTCAGGCAATCAAGCCGCTCCTGCTCCAGTTCACCCGGAAACCATGGGTTGTCTTTCCAATTGGCCTGCACAACCGCTGCATTGGTAGGCAGCTCCTCACCCCGCAAAACCTTGTCCACCGCGTCAGTGGCATGGCGCGGGTTCCACGAGAACCACAGTTCCGATCCGGGCGCGCGAATGGTCGGGCGCAGCAGGTTGAGCGATCGGTCGGAAACCGTCTGCGCTTCTTCGACCCACGCCACGTCGAAACCTTCGTAAGACTTGATAGATTCCGACGTGTGATCCTGCAAGCCGGCGAACACGATCAACCCGCCGCCCGGCGTCTTGATCTGCGCCTCCTGCACATCGAACATCGAACCCACCCCAAGCCGCTGGATTTTCTGCTCAAGCAGGCGCTTGGCTGATTCCTTGAGGCTTTTTTGAACCTCACGGCAGCACAAGCCGCGAAATCCGGGCTTCCTGATTGCCGATGCAACCATCAGATCGGCGAAGAATTGCGATTTCCCGCTACCACGCCCTCCGTGACAGCCCTTGTATCGCGATGTTTCAAGCAGCGGCCGGAATACCGGCGCTACATCAATCGCCAGCGTTTTTGACACGCCACTCAATCGCCGAGACTTCAACCGGCCCACCATCGCGCCCGGTCAGTTCAACGCTGTTTTTGTCGCGGAACGCGTTCGACAGTTTGCCGAGATACCAACGCTCCGCGTCGAATGCCAACCGCCCCTTAGCCGCGTCATCCGCTGTCTTTGCCGCACGGATCGCCTCATCGGCGCGGACCATATAACCCTGTTCGCGCGCGCGCGTTACCTGTCCGGAAAACGCCCCGCATTCCTCATTCAGCCATTCATGAACGGTGGACCATGCGGGCATATCGGGATCGCGGCAGATGCTGGCAAGGCTTTCTCCATCACCAAGTCTCATGCAGATGTCGTCACGAATGGCCTGGGTATTTTTCATTGTCACCCTTCCCCATCCGCTGCGAACACGTTTTCGTCAGGCTCGGTCTGCTCGATGATCAAATCAGCAAGCTCGGTCTGTATCTGCGAGACTTTCGCCTCGATGCATTTCAGGCGGCGCTTGGCTTCCTGAAACTTCACGTCCGCTGCAACAACTTTGGCGTCCGCGTCTTCCACGTCCTGCGATGCAGCCTGTTCGGTCGCGCGCCATTGGGCGAGGCTTTCGATCAGCGCATTCACCGCAGTGTAATCCATGCGGGCTCCGTGTCTTTACCCGTCCGCGCAAACGCATCACGTTCGGCCCTGGAGGGGTTGGCCGTGCGAGTGCAATGATGGTGGGGACGGGATGGCGGCGGGCAGGGAACACCAGCGGCCAAATGAAAAGCGCCCGCTAGCTTTCGGCTGCGGGCGCAATTAGAACCATGTATTACGGCCCCTAGCAGTCGTGTGTTACCGTGTCAAGACACCTAGCGCCTTGATCGCCAGTGTCAGCCGCTGCAGGTCCAGCGCTTCCGGCTCATCCTTGCGGCGCGTGGCATAGATTGCCCGGTCCAGCCACTCAGGCCCATGATCCGGGTTAACGTCAATCACGAGCTGATCAAACTGACGCCGCAGCCCCATGCCTTCCACAGTGCGCAAGCAGTCATTAAGCCACACCTCCCGCCGCTTGATCCTCTCCGCGTCGAGATCGATCGAGCCGCCGTGCGTGCGATCACCCAGTGGGCAGACATAAGCCCCGGTGGCATAAGCCTGCCAGTATGCAGCGGCGATGCGCCTTGCCGTGTCCAGCAGCGCCTTGGCATCGGAGCCTTCACCAAGCAGCCCGGCTTGATAGGCGCGCCCGATCGCGTCGGTACCATCCTGGCCGTAGAGAGCGACCATGGCTTGTGCGCGTTCGGTGCCACGATCGAACAATGGCACCCGCCCGGCCCGCGATAGCCGTCCGGTATCGGTGCGCTTGCCTGCTTTGCGCTTACGTCCAGCTCGTGACATCAGAACCCCCTGTGAATTGAAAGTTGCTCACGACCGCCCCACCAGCCTACGCCATCCGGCAATGCTCGGCCGGTGGATGTCCTCGTATCGCCCTTGCGTGAAGCGGATGCGCATTTCAGTGTCAGGGATGCGCTCGGCTAGGTCTGCGAGGAAAAGGGCATTTCCTTGGCCGATGGGCTTGATGGTGGGTGTGGGGTCGAACAGATCAGCCATGGCTACACCTCCACCCGACTACGGTGACTACGTTCGCGCGCGTATTCCTTTGGCCGTCCCTTTTTCTCTCTTTCTTCTTTTGTTGGACTAAAAGAAGTAGTCAGTAGCCAGTAGGGTTGGAAATGGCGTATTTCTGCGGGTTTGCGGGTGGCTACAGGGTGGCTACAAAGCAGCGCGTGGCTACCGTAGCCAGCGCGGTTTCGTTCATCCCCCGGGTTATAAATATGAACAGGGTGGCTACAGCAGACGCACGTTTCCCATGGTGCTGTAGCCACCCTGTAGCCAGTGCTGTAGCCAGGCCAAACCATCAGGTTTTCCTCACATAAAGGCGGATTGAACGGCGTTTTCCGGTGCTGTCGCGCTCATGGCGCGGCACACTTTCGTAACCGAGCCGCCGCAAACATGCCGAGACGCGATCCTTGGCTTTTTCGTCCATGCGTTCATTGGGAACGCCGATGGCCTGCAGCGCGGCGGCCTGTGACGTGGTGATGATTCCTTCACCGATCAGCTTCTGCTCAAGGATTTCATCCCATATGTCAGTCTTCTCGCGATCGGCGACCTGATCTTGGGCAAGAGCCTCTTCCTCGGCGGTGAGCCACCACGGTTCATCGGCGAGGAATGCACGGTAGGCCTCGGCCCATATCTGATCGCGGCGCGATACGATCAGATCAATGTCGGCCTTCGTCACTTCGACCGGCCAATAGCGCCGGTTGCCTGTTCCATCGGTCAGATAGCCGCCCTCGCCGGGGTTGATCGTGCCGAAGAAAATGCACTGCCGGGGATGGTCGCTGGCAATCTTGGCGTAGGGCAGCACGACGCGATCGGAACGCATCGAGAGCATTCCCTTGACCGTGTTCTGGTCGCGCTTGGCGATGGCGATGAACTCGGCGAGTTCCACGACCCAGGCCCCCATCATGCTCATGACCATCTTGTTGTGCTGGTCGAACAGGTTAACGGACTCGGCTGTCCACCCCTCACCGAACAGCACGGCAATCGCGGTCGATTTCTTGAGTCCCTGTGGTCCTTCCAGCACCAGCACGGTGTCCACCTTGCAGCCCGGCTTGAACGCGCGGGCAACAGCCGCGATCAGGGTCTTGCGGCCAACCGTGCGGCTGAATGCAGTGTCGGGCGCGCCGAGGCAGGCGTGAAGCCAATGGTCAAGCCGCGCCGTGCCGTCCCATTTCAGGCCGCGCAGATAATCGCGAACCGGATGAAATGCGTTCTCGCGCGCATGGCGCATCACGGCAGGAAGAATGTCGTCCTTGGTCGGCTCGTATTGGTGCGCCTCAAGGATGAGGCGAATATCGATGATGTCGTGGTCGGTAAGTGGCAAGCCGTTCCACTCCGCGCGCTGCGCCAGTTCGTTCCAGCGGATAGTATTGCCAAGCTCTCGGACGTTCTTGATGAACATCATGAGGTTGGTCATGCTTTTCTTGTAGCCCTGCTTCGACGAGGTAAGGCGACCCTTCCACGAATCCAGCGGCACGATATTTTCACTCATCACGCCGCAGCCCTCATCCCGTTAACGGCGAACGGCAGTTTTGCTGCCTTGATGATCGCCTTGTTTATTTTGCTTGAATCAAGGCCGACGCAGGTAAGGTCATGCGGCAGCGCAGACGGCACCCAGGCGATGTCATTGATCCCACCGAGCATCAGTGTGCCTGGCACCTGATCGCGCTCCACCGGAGCCGCCCGCCACGCCAGCCCTTGTGCGCTGGTCCACTCGGTCCAGAACCGTGCCCGCGCCTCGGTCCATGCCCGCAGGAACGTGAAGGGACTGGCATAGATTGCACCGACCTCCGGGGACGTGAAGCCGCCGAACAATTGCGGCGCGGGGTCGCCCATCACATATGCAGTGTCATCGACCGGATTCCATGCCAGCACCGCGTCGATACCCAGCCAATCCGCCGCCTCGGGGATCAGGCCTGGCGCCGGGTGTGCGGCGAGGATGAGCGCCTTGCCATCAACATCACGCCAGAGCCTGAGATGCGCGCAGGCATAGAACGATGCTGGGTCTGACGGATCTACCTTCATCGCGCGATAGATGGCCGCATGCTCGAATGTCGCGAAGAACCACGTCTTTGCCGGGCTGTCTTTTTTCAGCGCGTGGAAATAGGCTGAAATGGCGTTGGCGTGGTCGATATCGAGCAGCTCGAATGGATTGAAATCTTCGGATGCGATGGCGCGCATCGACTGTAGCCATGCCAATTCGTCCAGCGCCTCTTTGAGGAACGCGCGATCATCCATCGATCAGGCCCTCCGCTTCCAGCATCGGGATCAGGCGGCTTGCGGCTTCGATCGGGTTTTCATCGGCGGCGGCGTGGAGCAACAGGATAATACCCTCGTTGCGCCGGATCGCGTTGGTGAAGCGGTGCTGCTGCTCGCTCATGCGGTCGCGGCCGACCTTGCATTCGACGCCGACAAAGCGACCCTTGATGCAGGCCAGCACATCGGATGATCCGGGCAGGCCGTAGCGGACGAGGCGGCCGGTGCCGTCCTTGAGTGCGCCAGTGCTGTTTTTCCACGGGAAGCCATGGGGCGCGAGGGTGAGTAGCGCGGCGTTGACGAGATCGTTGTGGATCATGCCGCCCTCCTTTGCCGGGCCTGCCAGCGCACCATCGCCCAGCCTATCTTATATCCGCGTTCGCGCGCCAGCCGCTGCCAGTCGTCCAGCGTCCGACAATCGCGCTCTTCCATCTTGCGCTGGCGCTGTGCCGCGACCTTCTGGACCTCCTGCAACATCCCCTCGACCACTTCGATCTCACGGGCCTTGACCTCGGCCACATGGCCACACTGCGGGCATTTCGGCGCGGGCCGGTAGACGAAATAGCATTCGGTGCATTGCTTGATCGGCACTTCGGACGGCACTGCGCGCTTGCGCTTTTCCCGATCGTCCAGCGACCATTCGCGCACATCATCGGGCAGGCCGTGGATCAGGCTGTTTCCTGCATGGTCAAGGACGATAGCCTCGCTCTTGCCCGGCGCCGGCCGAAGCGCGCGGCCGACTTGCTGGAGGTGGAGCGAGAGGCTCTTGGTCGGCCGCAGCAAGATCGCCGCTTCGATCGCGGGAACATCGAACCCTTCGCCGAACAGGTCCGCATTGCTCAGGACCAATGTTTCACCGCGACGGAAGCGATCAACCGCCGCATCGCGCATCCCGGCATCCATCGAGCCATCAACATGCTCGGCAGGAATCCCGGCTGCGTTGAACTGCGCGGCGATGTGCTGGCTGTTCTCGATGCCGGCCGCGAAAGCGACGGCACGCTTGCCGGGGCAGAGCCGGGTATAGTGCCCAATCGCATCTCCGACGATCTGCGGCTTGTCCATGGCCTTCGCGAGAGCCCCGCGCTGATAGTCGCCAGCGGTTGTGCCGACGCCGGACAAGTCAGGCGTGGCGGGCGCGAACAAGCGATACGGCGAGAGCGAGCCGTTTGCGATCAGGTCGGCAGCGGACGGCCCGGCGACCATATGGCCGAACCAGCGGCCAAGCCCCTGCCCATCAAGCCGCCATGGTGTCGCGGTCAAGCCGAGCACGCGGGCGCGGGGGAAGCGATGGAACAGAGTATCCCATTGCGCCGCGCCGATGTGGTGGCTCTCATCGAACACCATGAGGTCAGGCGCGGGCAGTTCGTCGAGCCGCCGCACGATTGTCTGGATCGACGCAACCTGCACCAAGGCGCGCGGGTCTGAAACATGGCCGGCCTGGACCGTGCCATGCGGGATGCCGAGCGCGTGGAACGTCTGGCTGGCCTGTGCCGCAAGCTCCCGGCGATGTGTCAACCACCACGTCACGTTGCCCTTGGCCGCCGCGCCATGCACCACTGTCGATGCAGTGATGGTCTTCCCGCCACCCGTTGCAAGGCAGAGCAGAACCGCGCGATGGCGCTGCGCATAGGCCGCGCGCGCCTCGTCGATCATGGCTTGCTGATATGGACGGAGCGTGATCACCGGAGAGCCCTCAATTCAAATGAGGGCACCCAGTTATCAGCAATTCCCGCCCATGCACCCAAACGGGCTGGCTTTCCCACAATCGTGGCATGGAAATGGCGTATTTCTGCGGCGGGGCGGCTCATGCGGCGTCAACCGCTGCAAACAACGCCGCAAACTCCGGGCAGGTTTCAAGCAGGTGCTCGGCCCGCCGAACGCCGGTCATCACGGTCGAATGATCGCGGTGCAGGCGCCGTCCAATGCTGGGATAAGAAACCTCACGGCGGCGCATGGCCAGCATCACCGCGTAACGCGCTTTAACCAGTTCGGTCCAGCGGCGGCGGGTCAACAGCGATTCAACGGTAAACCCGGACGCATGGGCCGCAACAGCCATCGCGCGGCCCGAGAACAACGGATCGCTGGAATAGGCATAGACACGAGACGTGCCGCGCGGCGTCAGTTTGCGGTGCGCATTCTCACAAGTGCGGCAACGCGGCCGGGAAGGGCGCACGGAGTTCTCTGGCGTCTTGGGGTGCCCGCAACGGTAGGTTGGCCAGTCGGTCATGGGCGCCCATCCAGATACGTCAGTAGCGCAGAGACGAATCGCGTGTTGCTGCGGAACATCGCCGTGCGGGTGAGGCGCTCGCAAATCTCCGGGTTTTCAGTGAGTTCGAACTCATCAGCGCAGCGCTGCATCGCGCCTTCCTGACGTATAACCTGTGCCATGTTGCGGTGGCCTTTGTATGGCCAAATCCGAGCGGCGGCCGCAGGTCCGAGCTTTTCGATCATCACTTCCCCCCAATTCCCGGCCATTCCGGCAGGCCCAGTTGCTTGCGCAGTTCGAGCGCGTTGGTGATGATCAGCCGATGCTCTGCCTCGGCATTCAGTTGGGCGCGTTCCGATCGCTTGGCGGCCGAGATCAGCGCCAGTTCACGGCCAGCGCGGGACTTGGCGATGGTGGCGCGCTTGGCGTTCAATGCCCGCCAGTTCGAAAGCCAGCGGGGGGTCATGCTGCGGCTCCGAACAGTCCGCCCATATTCTCGCAGGCATATTCCAGATTGCGCTTTGCCTGCCCAAAATATGATGGCTTAAGCTCGATCCCAATGCCCTTGCGGCCCATCTGGACCGCGCAATAAACCTCGCTGCCAATGCCTAGAAATGGCGTCAGGACCGTATCACCGGGATTGCTCCATAGGTCGATGCAACGCTCGATCACGTCGAGTTGCAGCGGCGAAATGTGCTGCTCATCCTTTTCATCCCGCCCGCCGCGATATTGGAGCGTGCGGGTCTGATTGATATCGGTCCAAACTGGCGAGGCATACCGCTGCCAGACTTCAATCGAATACCAGTTACGGCCATCGGTCGCCGTGGTGAACTTGCCGTAATCCGGCCCGTCACCCTCGCCGTGCCATTCGTCAAAGCATCCTGAAACAGGCTCAGGGTTTTCTCCGGGCTTACGGAACGTCACCACATAATCAGCCAGACCCTGCCCGCTGATCGTGCTGTCCTTTACAATCTGCTTGTGCAGCAGCCGGATCGATTTCGTGCGCTGTTGCGCAACTACCGGGTCTTTCCAGATGCAGACCTCGCTATGGAAGATCCAACCCGCATCCTCATAGGCGCGAATTACTTCGCCGCGAAAGTCGCGCATCCCGATATGGCCATGGCGGATTTTACTGGTCGGCAACTGCATCACATGCACCGAGTGCAACCGGCCCGGCATGGTTACGCGCAAAAGTTCCTGGATCAGAAACGCATAATGCTCCCAAAACTGCTGGCCATCATTGTTGCTGATATCGCGGTCATAGTTCGAGAACTTGTAAAGCCCCTCAAACGGTGGAGAGTGGATGCCGAACCCGATGCTATCGCCGGGGATTGCGCGGATAACCTCGCAGCTATCGCCCTGATAGATCGCATAATCTTCGGTAATGACTTGCTCGACTGCTTTGATCGTCATGCGGGAAACTCCAGGAAAGCAGGGAGTTGAACGGGAATGGTGGGATTGTAATTCGGCGTATCGCGCACCGATCCGCTCACCGCCTTGCTCGATAGGTCGGCCATGTGAAGGACCATCGCGGCAGCCATGCGCTCTGCGTCTGCCTCTTTGCGGCGGATATTGGCGACTGTTGCGCCTTCCAGTTCCGACGCGATAATATGGGCAGTGACAGGCTGCGATTGTCCGAACCGCCAGAACCGACGAACAGCCTGATAGAATTGCTCAAAGCTATCATTTAGCCCGACAAAACCAGTGTCTGCACAGTGCTGCCAGTTCATCCCGAAACCAGCGACGCCGGCCTTCGTGATTAGCACTCGGGTGCGACCTTCGGAAAAGTCGCGCAGCTTGCGCTCTTTTACATCATCAGGATCACTGCCCTTGGTTTCGACCGCGCCGGGGATTAACTTGGTGAGCAGTTCGCTTTCAGCGTTGAGGTTTGTCCACCATACGAACGGGCGATCGGTCGGCGTGATCGATGCGGCTAGTTCGCAGCGGTCAGCAACCGTTGCCCGGCGCGCCGAAATCCGTTCCTGCAGCGTTTCCGCTTGCATCGGGAACAGCATCCCGGTTTCCATGCTCGGCGCGTAGTCAACGCCGACAGTGTGCGGGATGAACGTCAGCGGTGGTAGATCATAGCCATCATCCGGGTAGCCAAGGTCAGACGGCTTGCGCAGCATTACCGCCCATGAAGCCATCCACTTCCAGAACGTGTTTTCCGCGTGGCCCTTCAAGCGCCATTTTTGCGTATCGCCACCATCATGGGCAAAGAACGTCGCCAGCATGTCGGTGTATTTCATGATACCCAGAAATTCGGCATGGTTGCCTAATTCCATAAAATCATTCGGCGCGGGCGTGGCGGTTGCCGCAAGGCGGAACGGAATCGACTGGCAAGCCTCGATCAATTTGGTGCGATAGTGTCCGTCCGTCGATTTTAGGATGCTACTTTCGTCCAGGATCACCCCGCCAAACCGCGACAAGTCGAAATGGTCCAGCTTCTGATAATTGGTGATGTTGGTTCCGGGCATGCAATCGGCCTGCGACGAAACCACGCGGGCCACGATACCGAACTTGTCGGCCTCGCGCGCCATCTGCGACGATACTGCCAGCGGTGCGAGGTGCAGGATATCTTTGCCGGTTTCACTATGGACGGCCTGCGCCCACGCCAGTTCCATTAATGACTTGCCGAGCCCAGTCCCTGCGAACAGTGCGGAACGGCCACGGCGGAGTGCCCATGCGACGATATCGCGCTGATGGGGGAAGAGACAGTCGGGAAGCGGCGGGATTTCCACGAGCCCGGTCATGGGATCGTTGATCACCTTCCGTTCAAGGAATGAATTGTAATCGCTTGGGCGACGGGACTGGCTCATGCTGCCCCCGCCGCGCTACGCAGCGCATCAATCTGCTTATGCAGGTCGTCAAACCGCTCGTTGATCGTCTTCGGCTCGGCATGGCGGCACAGATACAATTCGCGGACTGGGGCAATCGCATCCTCGCCATACCGGAACGCGATGTTCAGCAGGATCAACGCGGAAAGGTTGTTGTTTTCGTTTTCCGCGTTGCCGATTGTCTCGGCGCAACAGCCAATTTCCTCGCCAAGTTCGGTATTGGACAGCCCCTCGCGCGACTTGAGATCGCGGATGACCTTGCTGACGGCGGCGCGGTAAGACTTTTCGCGCGGACGGTCGAACAGCGGTAAGACGTTAGCGTTACCGTGCATTATCATCACCCCCATGGAAGGAACGAACACCGGCAGGAACAGCAGCCGAAGCGGAAGTGGCCCCGGTCGGGAGATCGGCCGGGGCACCAACGCTGCGGAAATTCAAAACTGCAA